ATATTATTATTATATACCCCTGGGTCTATATGCCCAGCCTGGGTCTCTGTGCTCACCCTACTTGGATCAAAATCATACCTCTCGGCGGGCCACAAATAGTAGGCGTTCTTAATCTGTTTTCCACCTCGGTGGCGTGGCTTGACGGTGATTGCACCGACCCTACGAAGTTCATAGACCGCTCGACGTGCTGTCGTTTCGTGAATATTTAATAACTCAGCTAGGGCAATGTGTGATGTGCCTGGAATTGGAATAGCGCCAGTCAAGCGACCTTTTAGGTAACCCCAAATGCGTATAGCTCTGTCCGATAGTTCTTTGTGTTCAAAAATCCAAGATGGTATTGAAACCGACTTATCGTCAGTCATGTGACCGTAATAGATTTCTCCGCCTATTTCAATCTGGCCCAGAATCTCTCTGCCATCGGGGCTAAATTCCTCTGCCTTTTGCTCCATTAGTTACTCATTCCTCTCTCCGCCAAATATACAGCAAGGTCGCCAAAGATGCTCGTGTTTTGAACGGTATCTTCACCGTTGGTCACAGCATCAACAATTTTCTTTTTCTGTTCTAGTAGATTATAAACATACTCGTCAATTGTCTCCGGCGCAAGCAAATACCACGCCGTTGCGCCATGCATGTCGTTTGTGCGACCGTAGCAACGACTTACGCACTGTTCGTGGATTGCTGGTGTCCACCCAAGTTCGCAAAAGACCACATCGGATGCAGCCGTAAGCGTTAAACCCTCTGACGTTGCCTGCATGTTTCCAATAAACATTCTGCACTTTGGGTCGTTTTGAAATGAGTCAACCGACGCCATGCGATCATCGGTAGAGACACCACCACGAACCTTCACGGCAATGTCTTTGTATCGTTCGTAAAGCTTCTCTACAAGTTCAATGTGCTCTGCAAACACAATGACTTTTTCGGTATCGCTGGACTCAATGAAGTTGTCTAGCCATGAGATGATGCTGTCGTATTTAAGTTTTGAAACTGCGTCGCGTAGTCCGGTGATGCGAATAAGGCCCTGATTGCGCTCAAGCCTAAGTCGCTTTTCCCAGTAAGCCTTTGATCCATCACTTCCTTCTTCTTCAGCAATTGCTTCAGCACGCCTTGCAAAGTACTCAACAACATCAGACTCGACCTTTTTGTAGTTTGCCATTAGTTCTGGCTTTGGTGAAAGATACTGAACTGCATTACGTAGTGGTGGAAGGTCGCCATAAACGTCTGCCTTCATACGACGAACAAAACACATTGATCGAAGTTTTTCGTTTAGTTCTGCTGCGTTAGTTGACATGCCCCTTTTTGGTGCGTAGCGACTCTTAAATCGCCACGGTCCACCAAAGTCATCAAGCCTTCCAATTGCTTCAAGCTGTGGAATCAACTCTTCGGGCCTGTTGGTGATAGGCGTTCCGGTCAAAAGGAAAACAAAGTCATTATCGTCAACCGATTTAGCAAGCGTCATTACTGCATCGGTTCGTTTAACAGACCATTTTTCTGCTGGTAGGTCAAACGTTGAGCCGCACTCACACTTCTTGGCGTTAGATCGAACAGGCTTGTCGCACATAACACAAAAAGACTTTCTTTCACCGTTCTTAATTGCGTGTGATTCATCAACAACAAGAGAGTAAAACCCATGTTGGAAAATGTCAGGTATGCGCTCGTAGAGAATGTCGTAATTGATAATAATTACATCGGACTTTTCAATTCTTTCGCTCTTTGTTCCATTAAGAACAGAAACGGAAAGGCTAGGAAAGAACTTCTTTGTTTCTCTTTCCCAGTTGAGCTTGAGCGTGTTGGGACAAACAACAACCATTGGGTAACGATTTTCTGATGCAATGGCGGCAAGCGCTTGTGCTGTCTTACCAAGTCCAGGCTGGTCTGCAAGAATTGCTTTGCGTGCTCGTTGCAAATATGCAACACCTGCTTGCTGGTATGGAAGAAGTGGGATTGCAATGTTGGGTATCTCAACCTTTGCATCTAGCGACGAAGAAGCTTTGACCATCTCCTCGGCCTCTTCAATGAATCTTTGAATCTCGTCTTCTAACTCATCGCAAACTGTTAAGCCAAACCTTGACGAAAGCATTGAAACCTTTTTGATGTTTTTACGTGATGTACGCCAAACCCTTTTACTAGCATCCCACTTAATGCCGGGGACTATGGTGCGAACCGAATTAATGATTTGAGGATCGTAACTAAATTGAATAACAATGTCATCACCCTCAACGTTTACATTTTTAAAAGAACTAAGTAAGCTCTCTTGAATTTCTTCAGGTGCATTGCGTATTTCTTTTGGAAGATCAATGTTCCACTTGGCAGCAAGAGCACGGACCAGTGGTGCAGACGACATGGGAAATACGTTAGCTTTCTCTGCATCGCTCCATTTACGGCCTTCAATTTGACGGCAATCTTCAACAAAAGCCTTGCTATAACGAGAATAAACGATGATGTAATTGCCGTCCACCACCGCGTAGTTCTTTTGTGCGTAGTATGTTTTCATAGGCCGAAGCCTACACGAGTACCTTCGCCTTGTCAAATCAGAAAGACTTGACATTGAACATTTGTTCCTGTAACATGTGGTTCCCGCCAAAATTGAAAATGAGAGGATTTGATGGCAAAAACAGTAAAACCAAACGAAAACACACTTGAGAGTGTAATTGATGAGATCAATAAGAACTTTGGGCCTGGTACTATTGTACGCCTAAATAGTGCTGAGGTTACGCCAATTGAGGTCATTTCTACGGGGATTTTGCCCTTAGACCTAGCTTTGGGGACTGGTGGTCTGCCCAGAGGACGCATTGTAGAGTTCTTTGGACCCCCTTCTTCGGGTAAGAGTACCCTAGCTATGCACGCCATCGCAGAGGCCCAAAAAAGGGGCCTACAGTGCGCCTACGTGGACGCTGAGCACGCCCTGGACCCTGGCTATGCGCAGGCTTTGGGAGTGAATCTTGACGAACTGCTTTTGACTCAACCTTCAACGGCTGAACAGGGTCTAGAAATTACCATTCGCCTAGCCGAAACAGGCAAAATTGCTGTAATTGTGGTGGACTCTGTGGCGGCACTAACCCCTAGGGCAGAACTAGAGGGTGAAATGGGTCAGGCAAACGTAGGTTTGCAGGCTCGTTTGATGGGTCAGGCACTACGAAAGTTGACCGGACCGGCATTTGACAGCAATACTTTGGTTATCTTTATTAACCAGCTCCGTGAATCTATTGGCAAGATGTTTGGTCCAACCGAGTTCACCCCCGGCGGTCGCGCCCTTGGTTACTATTCATCTGTGCGACTAGACATTCGACGTATTCAAACCATTAAGAAGGGTGACGAAGCAACGGCTAACCGCACCCGAGTAAAGGTGGTTAAGAACAAACTTGCTACACCATACCGACAGGCAGAGTTTGATCTTGTATACGGTATTGGCGTTCCAAAAGAAGGCGCACTGCTTGACTGTGCAATTGACTTTGGTGTTGTTAAGAAGTCCGGGGCATGGCTTACCTATCAAGGCGAGCACATTGGTCAGGGACGTGACAGGGCTTGTGTAAACTTGAAAGAAAAGAAAGAACTTTACGAATCTATTTATCAAGAAGTAATGAGTAAAGTAAATGACGTTGATTTTGAAATGGAGATTACTGATGCCAGTGAAGAAGATTGATGCTCAAGTAAAAAACGAAAACTTGATATTGAAGGCTATAAAAAAATGGAACCGTAGTCACAAGTACGGCCCAAGCTTTCGTGACCTTGTTGAGATGACAGAGTTATCACTTGGAACGGTCCATGGCGCTTGCCGTGATCTTAGAGACAAGAGAAAGATTCACTACATTGACGGCGTTGCCCGAACTATAAGGATTAAATAATGATGGATAACGTAAAGATTATTCCTGTATGGGATAAGAGTAACGACGAGTGGCTTGAGCTACGCAAGGGCGGTATTGGTGGTTCTGATGCCGGTACCATTTGCAATGTAAACAAGTACAACTCACCGTATGCTTTGTGGTCAGAAAAGACTGGCATTGTTGAGCGCACGTTTGAGGGTAACGAAGCCACCGAATGGGGCAACATTCTTGAGCGTCCTATTGCAGAGAAGTACGCAAAGGATTACAACGTTGCTGTTGTTGAATGGCCCGTGATCATTTGGTCAGAGCGACCTGGGCAAGAGTTCATGTTTGCCAACCTTGACTTTCTTATTGTTAAACCTTCCGAGCAGTTCCCTGCCGGTGTTGTTAGTCAATACAGGAATCTAGCTATCCCGCCTTGTGGCATTGAACGCATTCTTGAAGTCAAAACCGCCGGTATTGCTAGTCCAGGGAATCCTGGTGCATGGGCAAACAATCAAGTACCTCAAAGCTACATGCTTCAGGGGTATCACTACGGCGTTGTGACCAACGTAAAAGCAATTACCTTCTGTGCACTAATCGGTGGACAGGGAATTCAAGTGCGCAACATGACATGGGACGAGGAGGTCGCAGAGAATCTTATTGCAGCCGAGTCAATGTTTTGGGATGCAGTAACAACACTTAACCCACCGCCTACGGATGGTAGCGAAGCAACCGAGTCTGCTCAATCAAAAATGTACCCACGTCACTCAACCGGCAAGGTGTACGAAGGCGGAGCAGAACTTAAGGAACTATGGGCTGAATTTACCTTAGCCAAGGAAGCTTCGGAAGATGCTGAGCGTGAGCGCAAGAAGCTTCGTGCGCAGATACTAGAACTTGTTGGGGATGCAGAATACGCAACCGTAGATGGACAGCCATTGTTCTCTTACAGAGCCAATAAGGACTCTGAGACGTTTGACTCTAAGAAGTTCCAAAGTCAAATGCCAGAGATTTATGCCCAATTTACCAGCCTTAGACCTGGATCTAGGGTTCTTCGAGAAATCAAGAATTAGTTCTTGACAACCAAGCAAACAACCTTTATAATCAATTATACAAACAAAGAAAAGGAACAAATATGAATAGCGAATCAATCAGCGAACTGGTTACAGCTCTCGTTGCGGCACAGGCAGAGTTCTCTGCGGTACCCAAGGGGTCTGTCAATCCGTTCTTTAAGAGTACGTATGCAG